TCGGGAACGAGCCGAGCTCGATCTGCATCGGTTTGCCGTCGTATCGCGGCATGCGCCAGATCTTATCGCTGCCGTTGTAGGCGTCGCGCGACCCCACGATCGCCGCGATGTCGTCGTTGATGGCGGTCAGCTCGGTGCCGTTCTGCCGGAAGATGGCGATGCGCTGGTGCCGGGTCAGCGACAGCCCGATGGCGAGGTGCGTCTTCCCGCCGCCGGCTGCGCCGCCGTAGCCGACCACGTCGGCGCAGCTGTCGTAGGCCATCGATTGCGGGCCGGGCAGCGGCGTCCAGGGCTCGTCAGTCGCTATCAGGCGGTCGAGCTCGGCGCGCTCCGCCTCAGTCAGCCTCGAGAGATCCATCGGCCTCCTCGACCTCGAGCACGGGGTTGTCAGCGAGCTCGTGGCCGGCCTTCGCGAGCAGCTGCTTGATCCGCTTAGTGCGCTCGATCTCCGACATCTCGAGCGGCGGCAGGTCCGTCGCGCCGCCGAGCTGGACCTTCGACCCGTAGCGCGCCGGGTTGTTCCAGACGAGCCGCTTCTCGCGCACGTAAACCTGGAGCTTGCGGTGGTTCACGTCGCTCGGCAGGTCCGTCGGCGTGTCCGCGATCTCGAGGATCTCGTCCTCGAGCAGCATCGCTGCACACTCTCTCGCGCGCGCGAGGCGTTCAGAAAGGTCGCGGTCCTGCTTCACCCACGAGTAGACCGACGCCGGCGAGACGCCGTGCTCGCGGCAGAACGCGCGGATCGTGCGAGCTTCGCTGACCCACTCGAGCAGCTTGTCATCGAGCTCTGGCGTTCGCTTCGTTGGTCTGCCGATCTTCGTCATACATCTCGGTGCATGTGCAACATCACGATCTGGTTGTCGTCCTTGTAGGCGAGACCCTGCAACCCGTCCAGAATCCCTTCCTGCAAGTTTTGGAGGTCTCGCTTGCGTCCTGTCTTCCCCTTCGGCCTTGGCCCAAGCGACCACACCTCCACTATCACGGTGTCGTCGGCGACGCGGTGCCTGATGACCACGCCGATGTCGTCGTCTCCGAACAGTGTCTCACCTGGAGCAGCGTAGTCCTGCCACTTCTCGAGCTCTTGAATCGCTGCCGCGCGGATCTCCCGCATCGATTCCTCGGCGCGCTTGCTCGGCAAACTGTAGGTGCGATTGCCTCTGCGAATGATCCGCCGGCTGTTCTTGGTCGACGCCGGCACCGGGATCGTGAACGTGAGCCTGACCTGCCTCACTTCTCCCGACTCTTCATCAAGCTGTCCTTCCTCGGCGTCATGTTGCCCTTGCTCCTCATCGACCGATCGACCACGTCGAGCTGCGCGCGTAGCTCTTTGAGTTGCTCTTGGTATTCCGCTTTGATCCACGGCCTCGTCTCCCTCTCCATAGTTTCCTGTAAGTCGAGAATACGCTCGACGATCCTCAAACTCTTCTGGTGCTTCTGGTAGTTGCTTGCCACTGCTGCATCCCCTCCATCGGATACTGTCCCCTGTCCCACCCGCCCCCTTTAGGGGGCGGCGGGTGGGGACAGCGGGACAGCACCGATGTTGGGCGGGGACAACGCTGTCCCCTTGCTGTTCCCGAGCTGTCCCCGAGGGTCGGAACAATGGGAACAGCTTTTCATTCTGCTGTCCCCGCTGAATCTGCTGTTCCCGGCTGTTTCGGGACAACCCAGACCGGACTCTTGGCGGTGCCCTGGTTCAGGATCTGCCCCTCTCGAGCCGCGCCCTTGATCGCCGCGTAGACGATGCCCCGGCGCACGCCCATGGCCTCGACGAGCTCCTGGCCGCTCATGCCTTTGCCCAGGTCCTCGACCGCGCCCATCTTCTCGAGCGTCGCCACGACCTTCTCGATCGCGTCGATGTGCTTCCGCATGGCGAAGTCGTTCGGCGCGCGCGGGTCCTCGACCCTCTGCTCTTCCTGCTTCTCGGCTCGAGCTTCGAACGCGCGCGCCAGCGGCCCGCACCCATCGGGGATCATGATGCAGCTCCACTCGTCCTGGCCTTTGCTGCGCTTGCCGCCAGTCGGGACCGGGTGCAGCCACATCGTGATCGGCTCGAGCTTGCTGCCGTCCTTCTGTTTCCAGACCTGAAGGCTGCGCGCCTCGCCGTCGGTCGTGAGCCCGAGCACGGTGTCCACGTTGCGCGTCAGCGCGCCCGAGCCCCGGATGCTATCACGAGTCGCCACCGGCGCGCTCTCGCCCTTCCTGCGGCCCTTGCTGCCCAGCTTGACCAAGTGGTGCGCCACCCCGATCGAGGAGCCCCAGCGCGATCTCAGGGCCATCAGGCCCCGCACGATCGGGCTGACCACCTTCGCCTCGTTCTCGTCCTCCTCGAGGCCCTGGCTCAGGGTGTCGATGATGATCATCGCCGGCGGGTGCCCCTTCCACTTCGTCACCGACTTCACCATCTCGTGGAGCGTGTTCATGGTGCGCTTGCTCAGGACCGGGATCTCGCTGCTCACGACACAGTAGCGGTCGCCGGCGTCGAGGCCCAGGTGACGGTGGCTCCGCTTCCAGGCGCGGAAGCGCGCGGCCATGCCGGCCTGTCCCTCGCCGGCGAGGTAGAGCACCGAGCCGGGCTCGACCTCCATGCCGGCGAAGGGCAGGCCGTGGACCAGCCGCATCGCGAGGTCGATCCAGCAGAAGCTCTTGCCCGCCTCGGTGTCGCCGGCCAGCACCGTTAAGGAATGGCGCGGGATCAATCCTTCGATCTGCCACTCGATCGGCGGCAGAGTCGCCACATCTTCCCAATCAAGTAGATTAATGGAGCTGCGAGCAAGCAGAGGGGCGTCAAGGTCAACAGGAGCAGCAGGCCCCTGTTCCGCGCCGCCTGTTCGGATGTCTGCCCCATCGTCATGAGCAGGCCCAACGTAGCCATGCTCCTGCGCGACGTAGAACAGAGTCGGGAGGCCGATCTCGCCGCCGTTGTCCTGGCGGACCTTGAGGCGCTGCCACTGGTAGCGTTGTTCATGGGCTTCATACTTCGGGTGAACAGCTCCGGTCGGCGTCGACTTCGACCACTCGTCCCAGAGCGTGTATGCCTGCTCGCCGGCGGCGGTCGACTTGAGCGCCATGCCGACCTTGATCCACATCGCGCGGTCGTCGTTCGGGATCACCGCGAGCGCGGCCCGGATGTCCGCGAGCACCTCGTCGCCGAGCGGCGTGACCGGCGCGGTTGTGGGTCCGTCCGAGGCGTCCGCTACCGTCCCGGACGGTTGGGACGTTTGGGACGCGAGCAGCTCGAGCAACCACCTCGGCGGCTCCTCGAGGTCGTCCGGGTCGAGCGGATCACCTATCAGCCAAGACCGGCCCGGCGAGCTCGGCGACGGCACGATCGTGTAGCCGCCGTCGCCCAGCAGGTCGAGGCCCGGCCTGACGCCGATCTTCCTCGAGCCCTCGTGAGTGTAGAACATCTGCCGCCCGCCGCTGCGCGGCGTGCCCATCACGAGCGCGCACTCGTCGGCGTCAGCGCCGAGCTCGAGCAGCGACGCAAGCCCTGAGATCCCCTCCTCGGGCTTCTCGTCCAGGTCCACAGTCAGGATGCCACTCGCGCCGCAGGCGACCCCGACCTGCGCGCTCGGCGCGTCGGTCCACCACGCCACGATCTGCGCGTGGTCGGTGGTCGCGGCGTGGAAGCCGTTCGGGGTCAGCGGTCGCTTGTTCGGCGACGGCGCGACAGGGAAGACGTGCCAGCCCCGGCTCGCGTAGGCCAGGGCCGCGTCGAGCGCGGTGGCGTGCATCAGCGCGCCTCCTTGCTCGGCATGGTCACGCTCTTGATCTCAGGCCAGCGGCCCGAGTCGTCCACCTTGAGCGACACCGGCTGCTGAATCGGCTCGCCCTCGAGGTTGACCCGGACCAGGGCGTCGCGCGTGTTCTCCGGCACCGGCAGGTTGCCGCCGCGCGCGATCCACCACTTCTCAGCCTTCTGTCGAGGGTAGCCGGTGTGGCTAAAACAGACCCATTCGCTGACCCGCTTCTGCACGATGCCGCCGCTGATGTAGGTCACGCGCATCGACATCAACTTGCCCGGTCTATCATGCGGCGTGTATTCCACCGCGCGCACCGGCCACACCTCGTAGGTCTTGCCGCGCGAGACCAGCGTGCTGATCTCGTCAGGGTTGAGGTCGTGGCCGGGCTCGCGCGACTTCGTCTCCCATACGTGGCCGCACTCCGGGCACACGGTCGTGGCCGCGAAGACGATCGCCATGCAGCCGGGGCACTTCTTCATCGGCGGCTCGCCGCCGGTGCCGGGCTGCTTCGGGTTGACCTCGTTGATCGGGCCGTGCCGCTGCACGTTGGTGCCGAAGTCGAGGATCAGGCAGTCGTCCTTGCCGTCCGCGATACGCAGACCGCGACCGACCATCTGCACGTAGAGGCCGGCGCTTTGCGTCGGGCGCATCAGCGCGATCAGGTCGGTCTGCGGCGCGTCGAAGCCGGTGGTCAGCACGCCGACGTTGATCATCGCCGTGATGTCGCCAGCCTTGAACGCCGCGATGTATCGGTCGCGGTCGTCGTGCGATGTGTGACCGAACACGCTCGCGTTGATCACGCCGCGCTCGGTGAGCTCGTCGGCAATCATCTCGGCGTGCTTCACGCCGCACGCGAAAATCAGCCAGCTCTTGCGACCGCCGCTGCGCTCGAGCAGCTCGTCGACCGATCGGCGCACGAGGTCGCCGGCGGTGGCGACTTCCTCGAGCTCGTCGCGGCGATACTCGCCGGCGCGCGTCCGCACGGCGCGCGTGTCGATCTCGGCGCGCACGCCGCGATTGGTGATCGGCGACAGGTAGCCGTCGTCGATCATCTGCGGGATGTCGCAGCTGTAGGCCACGCCGTGGAACAGGCGATCGTCGCCCTCGTCGAGGTTGCCGCTGTCGGTGCGGTAGGGCGTCGCCGTGAGCCCGATCATGCGGACCTTCGGGCTGATGGCGCGCAGGCCCTCGAGCATGGTGCGATACATGCCGAAGCCCTTCGCGGGGATCAGGTGCGCCTCGTCCACGATCACGATGTCGAAGTGGCCGAGCTGCGCGACGCGGCTGTAGATGCTCTGCACGCCGCAGAACATGATGCGCGCGCCGGTGTCGCGCCGGTTCAGGCCGGCGCTGTAGATGCCGGCGGGGGCCTCGGGCCAGCACCGCAGCAGCGCGGCGTGGTTCTGCGCGATCAGCTCCTTGACGTGCGTCACGACCAGGATGCGCTCTTCGCTCCAGGTCTCGCAGACCTCCTGAATGAAGCGCGCCGCTATCACGCTCTTGCCGCCGCCGGTCGGCACCACGACCAAGGGGTTCCCCTCGGCCTCCTCGAAGAACTTGTAGACGCCGTCGATCGCGGCCCGCTGGTAGTCTCTGAGTTTCATCGCTTGTCAAATCTAGCTGGTGGTCGGTGTCGCGCCAGAACTACTAGTGGTCGCAGTAGGGGGCGCAGGAGTCGCAGGCGTCGCGGCCAGCGGGGAGGGGGCGGCGGCAGCCGCAGACGCGGACGACCAGAGCGGCCTGCTTCTCGACCGCAGCCTCGAGGGCGCGGAAGTGGGTGTCGCAGGAAACGCAGATGCCGGTGTCGGCGGTGAGCTGCTCGTCGCAGGTGTTGCACAGGAACGTCATGCCCAGATCCTACCACAGTGTTTCACCTGAAACAAGAGCAAGGGATAGAAAGTCTCGCGCCGGGAAGCGCAGGGAAGCGCAACGCTTCCGCAACGCTTCCGCTGCGCTTCCGCTGCGCTTCCGCAACGCTTCCGCAACGCTTCCGCAACGCTTCCGCTGCGCTTCCGCTGCGCTTCCGCTGCGCTTCCGCTGCGCTTCCGCTGCGCTTCCGCTGCGCTTCCGCTGCGCTTCCGCGCCGGCGGCAGTTGGCGGCAGTTGGCGGCAGTTGGCGGCAGTTCGCGGCAAGCCGGCGGCAGCTCGTAGTGTTCGTAGCAAACCACTACGAACTTTCCGATCTATCACAAGTCCAGTGGTGACAACGGTTCGTAGTGGTTCGCTCCGAACGCTCCGAACACTACGAACTTTTCTAAAGCCGAGGGGTTGTTTCATCCGAAACACCATGCTACACTCCCCCGGCAAGGCAATCCCGCCGACCGATCGAAACCATGACCGACAACCATCACACCTTCTTCGTCACCGAGCTCGACGAGGGCTCCTGGGTCTCGAAGCAGTTCCCCCCGTTCGCCGTCAACCACGAATACCCGAAGTGCAACCACTTCATCGTGGACGCCGCCACGGGCGAGGTCTTCGAGAACGCTCTGACCGAGCGCGAAGCCTGCAACGCCTACCACCTCTGGTCAAAGGGCGGGGCGCACAAGGCCAAGAACCTCGTGGTGCAGGTCATCCGCACCGTGGAGGGGCAGCGATGAGCGGCTGCACCATCTGCGGCGGGGAGCTCACGCTCCTCGGCGTGCTCGGCTTTAGAAAAGAAGGCCCCATGCTGCACTACCGGTGCCGCTGCTGCGGCGCGGACAGCATCGGCTTCCAGCTGCGCGGCGACGAGGACGAGCCCGAAGAATAGGGCTTGTTTCACCCGAGACATTCTGCTAGAT